CGTTCTGGCGCTGCATAATAAACTGATCGACTGCTGTAGGCTGCCCGGGACCGATGGGTGCGCCGCCGGCTGCTGGAACCGGAGCACCGCCGCCACCCTGCGGAGCGCCAGTCGCACCGGCACCGGCTTGCCCCATGTTTTGGCTCATATCGCCAGACTGCGACAAATCTTGCATCTGCTGCGACTGCTCCATCTCTTTCTGCATGCGCTGCTGCTCGTCGGCGTAAATGCGTTCTTCCTCCAGCATGCGCTTTGTCTCTTCCTCGTAGTCGACGCCGACGCTCTTTAGACCAGTCGTCTTGCTGATCATTTGACCCTGCATCAACTGCAGTTTCGCCATCTGACGGTTGAGGTCGTCGGCGTGTGTGACGCGCTGTAGTTTGGCGCCCACCGGCTCCCACGACATGATGCGGGCTACGTTGTTCGTCAGGTTCGTTAAAAACTTGTTGAGGTTGTGCGGCAGGTGACTCCAGTTAGCCTCAAACAACCGAAGAGCCGCCGGCGCGGCTTGGAACGTTAGTGTACCGTTGAACAGTTCTACTGGCATACCGATGCACTTCAACAGCGTCTCAAGCCCCTGATCCATAAGTTCGCGGGGAGCCAGTTGCGACGCGTCGCCGCCGAGGGCTTTGTAATCAACCGGGAACGGCAAAACGTTCCAGCGCGCTGGGTCGGTGCGGCGTGCGCGAATCATCGCGTTCACACGCGAACTGAAACTCGACAGGTTGATTGTGTGTACGGGGTCGGCAGACTGCGCGTCGCCGCCGCGAGGCATCGGCGTCAGTACGCGGAACGGTACGACGTAATCAAGCGCGATCGCTTCGTTGTAGCGGTGAAGAATCTGGTAGTACCACGCCTGTCGGAAATTCGTCAGGACACGAGAAATACCCCAGCCGCGGTTACGCATGCCAGCCAGCGCGTCTTCCTTCAAGTGATAAATGACGTCCTTGTCGAACATCAAGTTCTGTTCGCTCTTAACTGCCTGAATGACTTCCCAACTGGCGCGCTCAAGGTGATGGAGATGGCCTTCTTTTATCAAAGCCCTATAGTCTTGCGGAATCTTCCAGACGTACGAGCAGTCGTTAGTGTACGGGTCCCAAAGAATGTCTATTTCATGCGGGCTCCACCGCTTGATGTTAATTTGATCTGCGTTGCCACTGCGGCGGTCAATGTGGCGCCACTCGCCGACGTACTTGCAGTTCGGGCATGTCGCGAAAAACTTGAAATCCTGCCACTTGAACGCGCACTTCTCGGAGTTGTAAACACGGTCGAGCGGCATTTCGAGGCCGCACTTTTTGCAAGACAGATACCGGCGAAAAGGAACGAGCAGGCTGGTAAACGAATTACCGTACGCCATATAATCCAGCGCCACAGAATGAAGCGCGTTTTTGATACTTAACGTGTCTTCCAGAAAGACACGAAATTTTTCCTTTTCTTCGCGCCCGGTGGTGTTCTCGCCGATGTCGTAAATTTCGACGTCCGTAATGAAGTAAGACACGACACGGTCAACGGCTTGCCGGTAGGGACCGTTCGCGTTCATGACGTATTCGGTCCAACGCAGCGCCGTCTGGATGCTCTCAGGCATCGACAGGCTGGCGATGTCGCAGAAGGGGTCTGGAAACCGCTCGTCGGCTTGAACGCCCTTACCGAGCGAATTATAGCCCGCCTGCGCGGTGGGAATAAGACTCATTCGACCACCTCTACTTGGCGGGTTTTACTTTAATTACTGTCTCCGCCGCTCGTTTACGAAAATCGTCGTCTAGACGAGAAATTTCATCAGCAGCGTGTTTCTCGTTTTTTTTGTTGTCTTTTTCTTCGGGCGTTATGCCGGGGGAGATTACTCCACGCTTTTCCATATTCACTCTCCGCTCGCTACCACGGCCCGCTCGACCGTCAAAACGCAGTATTCTCGATCATCATAAACATACTGGAAACCGGTCGTATAAACAAGGTACAGCCGATCATCGTCGTTTATTTTAACAGCCCATGGACGACCATACGGGTCATTTGACGGCGGAAACCAGCGCGCCGCATTTTGCTCGAAGCGTAGGTCGTAAACTAAAACCATAAACCCCGATTCTTCCATTCCGTTGTCGTCTGGAAAAACAGAGATAATTATGTCGTGAAAGAACGCGGGGACAGTGCCAATGCCTTCTTTTTCGAAATACGTTAATTTTTGTGGCGCGCCTACCTTGCCCAAATTTTGACTGGCAGTTACGGCGGCTGTCGGGTGTGGTTTCTTCTTCATACCGAATGCCGCCATGGGGCTGTAGTTTCTATCTACTTTTTCAATCGGCGGCTGTCTGATTTCTTCTTCAAGTTCTTGAATCATTTCTTCTTCTTCTGCATCTACGCGCGGCGCTGCTTTTTTCACACCCACACGCTGCACAGACGTATGCGCAGACTTGGCCATTTCCTCGAAAACCATGGCGGCTCTTTCTCTTAAGGACTCAATATCTTCGCCGGGTATCGCGTTGTTTGCTGCTTCAATGGCGCGATGTACACGATCTTGTGTTACTTGATCCATCGTAAATTCACGCACCGTCGAGCCGTTCGAGTCCACTACATTTATTTTGGTTTTCGACATGTCGTGCGGGTTGAAATTTACGGGCGTACCGCCGGGCGTTGCTGGGGCCACAATCACTCCCTTTAACCCGCCCGGACCGCCGCGCATGTAGTCGGCCATCGAACGGCCGCTCTGCATTTTGACTTCTTTGGGGTCTTTGTAGGTGGTCATAAAACCTCTGATATCTAAAAAAAGGGGCGCGCTGTAAAGCGCTAACCCCTGAAAACCTCTGGACTGAGGTTTTCGCAAACGCTGTATAGCAGATTTTTTGGAATCTGAAAATACAGCCTTCCCAAAGGTAACCCGTCGCCGCACGCTTCTTTAACGTTTTGCGGCTGCGGAATTACTTCTGCGACAATGCCACCAGATAACAAATGCGCTACCACCAAACCACAGGTTTCGTCTTCCGGAAAAATTGGGAGGACATGCGGCGCTTCGTCGTGAGTAAGTAACCACGGAAGAACCGCCTCGCTGGGTTTGATGAAATAGCGCATTATATTACTCAGGCGTTGTCAACGGGGGCGATCTTCGGCTCCGGCGGCACCCAGTCAATGGGGGCGAGAACCGTACCGCCGTACTCTTCGGGAAGGTCTTGCACATCGTCAACGGTGAAAATCTGGATCGCCGACAAGCGGGAGATGTACAAGCGATCACTGGGATTCTTCGCTGCCAACAGCAGGTCGGTGTAGCCTGCGTCGGAGCGATACCGCGGCGATATAGCAAGCCGCATAGCATTTACGGTTTCTTGCGGCGCGTGGGCAAGTGCCGTGTCGAACGGAACCGAGAACGAAAAACCGTTTTCGGGTCGCGCTAACGCTGTGCCAACGTCTCTTGCATTAATCTCGAACTCAGGAAAATGCGCGCGAAACTCCGCCATGATCTGCGACAACTGCGCGGGATCGCAACCGGCAATTGTTTCCAGCCCGTGTTGTGCCAGAATTTTCGCGGTAGGATTCGGCCGCGAGACTGGCACACTGGCCAAGTCCCGTGCCGGGTTGGGGAGCGCAAGACCCAGCACGGGGCTGTAGTCTTCGAACAGCGTACCACTGGAGTCACAGATAACTTTCGGAAACGACGGCGGAGAGAGCGTCGCATGCACGCCATAGGCCATGTCACGCCCGTAAGAAATCAAAGCCGCCAGAAGGTCGTTCGCCCGGCGAGCCAGAATCAGGTTATTCGCCGGAAGCACACGACCGCCTCCTCGCCGCGTGAACGGCATTGAGACGTCGTAGGCGAATATCGGAGAAAAAACGAACTTGTCGGACCGAAACCGACTGATCGCGCCAGTGAAATTAAGCGACCCGCTGTCGCTCACTTCGAGCGTCAGGAACACCGGCCGGCGGCCGCCGATTCGTCGTACGGGCGAATCGAACGTACTGTCGATACCGGGGAGCCACATCCCTGCGACAACGCCGCCAAGGTAATGACTTACCGACTCAAACCGGCGAAGCAGGCGCTGCTGCTGCGAGCAAGCGGAGTAAACCTGTGACTGCGTGTCGCGCTGTTGTACTGCAATAGTCATGTGTGTTCCTTTTAGAGGCTGCGAACTATGTCGCGGCGTTTGGTGGTGGTGGAGTCGTAATAAAGATTGGACTTACCGGATTCCCATTCCTCTGCGGTAACAACCTGCGGAGGACGACTATAGAAAACAAGCAGAATCTTGTTGTCAGCGACTTTACGCTGTCGTTTTACGGCGTGACCATGAAATGTAACTACGCGCACTGATGAACCTTTGCATTAAATGCTCCATAGCGAATAAGTCTCTGATCGCAGAGACAGGACATTAGATATGCCGCGTTATTGCGCGCAATTTAGTCATCCGGATCGGGGAGCAAATCATCAAATACGTTGCGCACCTGAGATGTGTCGTCAGTAAAAAATTCGTCGGGCTGTGCCGCGCTTGGTTGTGCTGGCGTGTGTATTTGCGGCGGACCTTCCAGATATGCCGGATCAACGCCCATGTAACCGGTTTCATCCGCTTCAATGCTCTCGGGCGTTTCCCACAACGGGACGTTTCCGTCGGCTGTCATCAGATACCGGAAAGGCGGTTTAGATATCTTGAGTCTGTCACCTTTGAAACACGCAACCGACACATCACGGTCGATCAACTCGCGAAGCCGCTGCGCCAGTTCTTGCACTGTGACAAAAGACTCAGTAACGAAGTCGCCGTTGTGTTGCAGAATGACAACGTGGTAGTGATACACTTCTGGTTGCGCGTCAGCCATTTTATTCTCGCATGTTTAACGGATCGGTGCCGTCGAAGACCGTGACTATTTTCTTTGCTGCCAAAAACTCTATGCCGGCGTTGGGGGTCGCCATGTGTATTTTACGGGCTATCGCTGGTTTGTTTAGTTGCGGCTCAAGAGTCGCGACAAACGTATTCGCGAGCACGCCAAAAACTGTCACTTCTAAAAACTGATTACGAAAAGACGTAGGGTCTGGTATTCGAATATCGTAGGAAAAGACGCTGGCGAAAAATCCTTTTTTTGGATCAGAAAAGGCGATGCCAGCGATAAAACCAAAACATTCTTCCGCGCGAGATTTAGAAATGCAGTACAGGCGCTTGTCCCAGTTAATAGGCCGTCGACCAGCGATAAAAGGTTTTGACCCAAGACCGGCGAAAAAAAACTCATGATCTCTTTGTAGTTCTGTGTAAAACGGCCGGTCTTCTTTGGCGTCCGCCGGAAAAAGCGCGTCAAATTCGATGACTGGGTCGCGATCAAAACCGCCATGCGTAACAAGCAACGCTGGCGTAAACAACGCCACGGGCTGTTCGCGCTGGTTTAGAACGTCAGCGCAAGAGAGCCGCGTAATATCATCCGCAGCCGTAACAGCATCAATTTGACGAAACGAAGACGGCCGATCCATGGCGCTCTATTGCTTTGTCTTAGGCAACCCCGGGTAAGTCTTTTGTACGGACAGCAATAGTATAAACGCTGCGTCCACTACGTTATCAATACCGGTGGCTTTGTATTTGCTGGCGTCAAAAGCCACGCCCAGCGATCTGTTTGCAGCGGCAATCATATCTTCCTTGCCGGCGCGTCCGTTTCCGGTGGCGTATTTCTTGATCGTCGCGATGGCAAAGCCGGTCGAGACTAGTCCCATTTCTTCCGCCCACGTCGCGACTGTAACCTTCATGCCGCCCAAAACTTCAGACGCCGTAGCCACACGGGACAGCACAGCGGGAATACCGAACTTCTTGTTGATGAAAAACTCTTTCGGCGGCGAGTACTTTACGTCTTCGTAGGCGATGATATCTGGCTTTGTCCGGGCGAGAAAATTACGTAATCGTACAAACCGTGCGGCGCCGGATTCCAGTCCTTGAGTAGAAAGGTCCCATTGGAATAGTTGCAGTTTGCTTTGAATGAGTTCCAGTTTTTTACCGGGTTCGTGCACGTAGTCATACACTGCCACGCCGCAGTTGCTGCCAAGGTCGAGACCTAAAAATCGCATCGTGCCGTCTGTCTTTTTGTCGAGTTTTGGCGCGAAGGCTTCCGGGTCTTTATACATCCTGTACTTAGGCATTTTTCTTCTTTCTGAAGAGTGCGACCACCCGGGCAAAGAAAGACGGTTTCACCGCCGGTTGGGCACTTGCAGCATGCAACGCGGCTGTTAGCCGGTAGCACTCGCTCTTGTATTTGTCGGCTTCAGCGATGGCGTACGCTAGTTGGGCTTTTAGTGTCTTTGTTTGCATCGCTCTGTATTCGGCCACGTAATTGATGTCGTACGTCGGCACGTCGTTACCGACCGCGAATGCACGAACCGCCGCCGTAAATCGCGCCATATCAACTGCAGCGGGCGATTCCTGCTCGACCGACGATACTTCCCGCACCGCGGTAAACCACGCGGCGCAAAAAACTTCGCCGATTGCGGCGAACAAATACTGCCGCGTGATATAGTTAAAGTTGAAAAAACCGTGACGGTCGAGCGCGGCTTCCAAATTTTTTACAGGGTCTGCCGCGTTGACAAAATCACTCTGCGCCAACGCCAGCGACTCTGCGATTTTTGCCACCACGCCCTGCGTAATGCCGTGATCTAAACGGAATTTTACGCGGTCCTGCGGTTCCTTGGCGTCGAGTAGTTCGATCGCCATACGCATCAGTGTTGGCGTAATGTAAGCGTAATCGCGCTCCGGGTTGTACAGCGGCGTTTGATCGCCCTTCCTTCGATATCCTATTTGACCCACAATACTCTCCTTAATTATTAAACAGTACAGTTATTGCGCTGCTGGCAGCCAATGCACATGATACCCGGCTCGGCCGGATCGAAAAATGCCACTTTGTCGCACGTTCGGCAGTGCTGCTCTACGTACGTTTTAGGGTGTACAGCGTAACTGCATTCGTTGTAGCCTACCGGGCATTCAGAGCACGCCGTAGAGAACCCGCGGGGGCAGGGTTTGGTGCGGCATCGAACTTCGAGTAATTCTTTGTTGGCGCGAAGCATTCCACTGCTAATGCTGACGTTGTGAAAAACAGGTCGCTCGCGCGACCGTTCCGCCTCGATATGCGCGAAGAACATCAGGTTCGTGAAATGTGCCGCGACACCCGCATACGGGTGTAGCCCCCACGGTGTCGTGGAGAAACCCACAACGCGAGAAATGGCGTTACAACTGCGCGACGTAAAAAACTGAGGAAACGCTGTCGGGCACGGTGTACCGGCTAACGCGCGGCACAAGAACACAAAACCAAAATCGTTTTTACGGCGCGTCGGCGTCACCGATTCAACGCGCACGGGTACGATTTCGTCTTCAATTTGCCGTGTCCACGGCATGATAAATTCGCCGTCGTTTAACTTGTCTACGTTGCCAGCAATTTGCCACGCAAACTCAGTGATGCGTCTGCGGTCAAGCGTGGTGCCGGCAAGGACGCGCACACTTTCAAACACTGCTGGAACAGACACAGTAGACGGCAAAAAATCTAACAGGCTATTTGACAACTGATAAATAGCGTCGCCCGTTAGTTGTATGTTGTCATATCTTTCTAAGAGAAACGCCGCAATGCGATTGCGGCGTTTCTTGATTGCAGAGAAGTTGAATTTTTTTGCTGCCATAGTTATGCCGTTGCGGCAGGAACATCCGGCGCCGCGACGGTGTCGGGGGCGGGCTCTAACGGAACCTCCTGAATTTTCTTATCTTTGTTGGCTTCTTCCCACGCCTTGCGCGCTTTCTCTACCTGTTCCTTGGTTTTCGTAATAATATCCAGTACCGAAATGCTTTCTTGCTGCAGGAACAAAA